CCACTAGGCTGTGTTCTTTTGTAAACGAAGTACGCGCCATCATTTACTGCAAGTTCGGTACTTGGGTTAAAGTGTGTATCTCCGTAGGTGTTCGTTCCATTACTGATTCGACCATTGTCATTAAAAATCCAACCTCCATTCCAATCTACTCTAAAAGCTGCGTCCAAATCTCTAGGGTCAAATAGATTTATCTTAGCAATATTGGCATCGTTACCTATGTATAGATACATCCAATGTCCAGCTTCGTAAAGACCTGATTCAGACTTTAACGCTAAGTAGAAATCATTCAGATTATTCCAAATATCCTCACCTGTTATCCCATAAGTTGCATTGTAAACAGTTGTGTTGTTTTGAATCCCAACGGCTGTTAGATATGCTTCTAAATCAGGGTCATATGCAAAGAAAACTTCTATTGCTTCACAATCTGATGCGTGTATCGTATCACTTTCAACTACATCTACGAAAATAGTCCACTCACCTATCGAAATATCAACAGTCCAATTCACAGAATTTGAAGCCCCTTGATATATCAACTCAATATCATCATTTGAGTTTATTGCATAAAATATGTAAGTGTCAGGCGTTATATTGGATGGTGTTGCTGTTAATGTAATTTGCTCGTTTACATCAGGATTATTGTCGCTTATTGCTAAAACAACACTTGGACAGGATTCTGGGGGTATTATCCATGCCGAACCATTCCAACTTCCAACAGGTAAACCGTCTTGGGTAACCGTCTTGGGTTACGGGAAAACTATCAGTATCACCGCTTGCAATAGTGCCAATTGTCGAACCGTTCAATTGCACCGTAGCGTCAGCGCAATTGCCTATCTCTTTAGAGACAATCTGAGCCGTTACACTTATAACGCTTTGTAGTGTCGCTGTTGCTGTTATCATTGTTCATAAGCTGTTGGGCTATCTTCAACCGTTGTCAACTCAATATCCGTGTCAACCTCTCGCCTGATGTTATCGGCAAAGTCACTATCCGTAAAAGTTGCAATAACCTCTAATTTGCAATCCTCAATTTTAAAATTCAACAACTTACTGTTAGCACGATTAAAATTCACCTGCACAATACCGTCCGAATCGTTTACAATCGTTATTTGAGAATCCGACAACAACCACCTTTGAATGATTGTCTTTGGTTTTTGATATACCAAAACCTCTAAATCTTCAAGGTCTGTAATAGTGACAGGGTTGCCATCACCACCATTGACGGTCAACTGAATTACGTTATCTGTCTTGCGTATTATACTCATTCTACATATCTATTTCGTAATACAACGCTTTCACGATAATATCAGCATCACCCGTTGTTGGGTTTCCACTAGGTACTCTTACAACTAAATCAGTGTTTTCAAGTATCTGCGTATCCGTTGCTGAAAAAGTAGAATCAACCGTTAGCTTTCTTGTAGATGTGACCGATGCGTTCAAAGCCGATGAGCTTACCAACTGTGGTTCATCAGCACCATCACAAGCTATTTCCAAACCTACATTTGTTGCATAAGCCGCACTAGGATTGTCTATTGTTACCGATGCTGAAATTGCGTCAATTCCTTTTCCCGAACCTAATGCGCTTACCAAAGTAATAGGCGTGTCATAACCCGTTAATACCTGTGCGTTAGGTATGGTCAAAGTAACCTGTTTAAGAACCGCCCCGTTGCTATCGGAAACCTCAGCAAGTTTCATGATGTCAGGTAGCATTTCAGCTAACGTTACTTGCGTCCAATACACGCCCTCTTCGGGAGTTTGCCCTGAGAATGTACTCGGACTACCTACGTAAGCCGCTTCCCAAATACGGTTGTCGTAACCAGCGTACCTATCTCTAATGTCAGTACTGAACTTATCGTATGTTTTGCTGTTATCGTAAGCCGTAACATTTGCACCGCTTACAATTGACTGAACTGCGTCATACAACTTGACCGCGTGATTGTCCAATTCAGAATACGTTAACTCTGAATCTTTTGTTGTTAAAGGTGGATGTGATACCGACCTTAATACTAAACCATCTAAATCGCTTAATACGCTCATACTGCTCTCATTCTAAATCCGTAACCTTTGTTTTTCCTAAGTGTGCATTGCCACAATGGGTAATCCGTATAAAAGTTATTCAAAAAGAATACCATCTCATCTTCATGTGCCTTCGCTCCGCTTCTAGCTTGCGCTATCATTTGCGTCCGTTGCGTTCCGCTTAACCGTTCACTGTTCTCTAGGGTCTTATGAACAAACCCCGAATTGGTATTCTTAACACCGTCCAAAACAACCATACGCGCATAAACGTAATACTTCAACACTTCCTTAACACCTTGAAACTGAACAGGCGAAGTATAACCCGTTGGCGTGTACTGTTTGCCATTTAACAGGTCTTGGTACTTTGTAGCCGTTAGGTTATTCAAAAAGTCAAGGTACAACTCGCGACCAAGTACAGGCTTCAAATCAAATTCTTGAGCCTCGTCAATAACAGGGTCAATATCCCTGTCATCCAAGTTTTGACTAACGTACTTGTTATTCGTAAAATCCGTTATGCTTATCAGTCTGCTCATTGCGTTGGCGTTTGTTGTTCATCTACTCCTGCAAGCATTGCTCTAGCTACCTCATCGTTAAAGCCGTATATCTCTTTAATCATAGCTACACCAGCTTCAACTGAAGTAGTTCCTGCACTTATTGATTGTTGTAACGTAATCAAAGCCGTAACTCCACCAACCGAACCGCGAAGTACAGCCTGTGCATCTGCTATCTTTCTTGCAGCTTCTTGTTCTTCGCTGACATCCTCAACACCGAACCATTTAAGCTCTTTTATCTTGTAGTCACCCTCGAATACTTCTGAATAAACGCTTTCCAAGATAGCGCGTTCATCTTGCGTCATTGCATTGTAAAACTTAACAGCATCTTCAAGCTCCTTTGTTAAACCTAAGCTTCCAGCTATTGCTTCCAAAAATATCGTAGGAATCGCAAACACCTTGCGAATGTTGTTTTGTGTACTTGTTTCGTGGTACTCGAACAACTTATCATTGTTCTGATGCGTAAACGGTACTAACTCAGGCTTTTGCTCAGGCGTTTCAGCATCAATGACCATCAACCTATTGAAGTTCTCAGCACCTTGGAACTCTTTCAATTGGTCAACTAGGTCATCTTCTTCGTAAGAAGTAGCAACACCTTCTGCATTTTTCAAGTTAGGCTCAACACCCGAACCACCATAACCACCGCCCTCAGCTTGTCCATATCTTACAAGCATGTGAGAAGCCATGAACGAACCCGAAATGTTTCGATACTTGAACAGCTTTATCTGAGAATCCGTTTCGATATCCTCTAATTCGCTATCGTAGAACGCCAAAGGATAAACAAGGTCACCGCCTTCGCCATAGTAATAGACCTGACCTTTGTAATTCTCAATTCCACCAGCCGCTTCTATTTGCCCCATGACAACTTCGGGTCGAGGGTCGTACAGGTCGATATAATCAATATCGTCTGCAACTATCTTTTTGCTTATCGACCTATCCCAATTGTCATACACCGCAATACCATTAACCTCGTTCGTGTCCTTATTGATAGCTAACCGACAATGTGCGAAAGGAATACAATCAACGCTGGCAACCTCACCTGTAATCGTGTAGTTAAAGTGCATAGCAAACCCTTTGTGTCTTGCGTAATCATGCGCGTGTTTCCTGAGTAGTTGGTCTAATGTCAACTTTGAATTGACCAACCTGTCACCACCCGAAACAAACCCCGCACCGTTAATGAACTTGAAGAAAATATCAATACAGGCAACCGCAACACCCGAACCATTGACTATATCAATTGTACGTTGTGGATATGCGTTGTCATCATCGTAGTTGATAATACCGTATTTACGGTCATCCCTACGTGTTATGCGCTTCTGTATTTTGCCGACCTCAATCCTCATTCATCTTCTCTAAAAGGGTTTCCTCATCCCATTTCCAATGCGGTTTTTTACCCTTTATTTCCTTGTAATTTGCTCGAAGTTCCTCTAATGTAGGCTCTTGAACATCTAACACCTCTTCCAATACCGTTGGTGCATCTTCAATGACCTCTATTTCTTGCGTCAATCCGTTGTACGCTTGCATCACTTCTTTAGGATTCTCAAAGTTACCAGCGTGTTTTGAAGAAAACGCTATCATTTTCATTGCAACTTCGTCTGTGATGTTCGCATTTGTGTAATCCGTGTTCTGAAACACCACTACGCGACCCTCTTTTAACTTAAATTTGCTTGGCATAACCAGTCTTTTTAGTTGTTTTTCTGTTTTTATGGACAATTCCATGTACGCATCTAAGATACAATTTCTACACGTACCCTCGCCAACACGTTTTCCCGTCAACTTAGCATAAAGCTCGATAAATTCTTGAACCTTTTCGTTCGTCTTATCAATCTCTTTTCCGCTTACGACAATGAACGGTCTATATTCGTTCAGTTTGTCCTTTAGTTCTTGTACTTCCATAGGTTAAATTTATCAAAAAAGGCGGAATGTTATCACTCCGCCCTTTCAACCTAACTAAACATGAAAAACTTACACAATTAAACTATCAACAATCGCTTTGGTAGTTGCAAAGTCAGTATCAAACAACGTATGCGGTAATGTACTAGGTCGTGAAACCTCATCGTTTCTGACCGTTACGTCATACGCTCCTTGAAGTTCTGCATCTGCAATAACCCGTTCAAGTTCCTGCAATCGTAGCCCTGTTTCGTAACCGTACAATTCAAAAGCCGCGTTTCCATCTTCGCCTTTGTGGTTATTCTGCACCAATGCTACAACCTTTGCGCCGTCCAGCTTTTGCAATTGAGCCTTTGCGTCAGGGCTGTTCTTAAAAACCTTGAAGATAACTTCATGGTCGTAACCGTTAACGTATCGACCTTTGACCATCGCTGAACGTGGCTCGTTTGAGTTGTTCAAACCCTCGAACACGTAGCCCCTTTTACCTGATGCTAACGTAATGTCAGTAAACAAAAGGTTATTTGATGGGTCAACGGTAACATTCCCGTTAATGTCATCGAAATTGAACAGAATCAACCTATCGTTTGCACCGCCCGAAGGTGGGTTGTCGCAATCGTATAGAATGTCTGCATTTAAATCATCGCACGTAGCCATATTTCTTTGTTTTTAGTATGATACTTGAATCATGTAATCTTGCAACACCTTAGCGTCAAGATTAGCAGCGAAATCAAAGTAGTTCGTTTTCAATCGCTTGTCGTAGAACACTTCCACATTTGACAAGTTACCCTCTTCTTCCGTACCGAAGGCAAGGTTTTCTTTGGTTGTCATCAATACACGGTGACGTCTAAAGTACCCTGTTCCAGCAGCGTTTGAAGTGTAACCCGTAATCATTCTATCCCAAAAAGATAGCGCGATAATAGTAACACCCATTCGCTTCAACACCATGATACCATCTTGCAAGTACTCAAAAGCAACATCAATACCGTTTGAAGTCTCAGCTTCAAGCTCTCTAATGTATTGGTCTGCAACTGATTTAGTGACAAGAATGATTTTGTCTTGTTTGTCTTGCAATCTGTAATCAGCATTAAAGATAACGTCTTGAAGCGTTTTAGTAACAACTCTGTTAGTGGTTGCAGCCGCGTCAAATGCTTGGTCTGCTGCCAATGCTTGAGCGTTATAAGTGCTGATAGTACCTGCACCCGAAGTTCTACGGTCAGAATCAGCCGCAACAATCGCATAAAGCTGTTTCCAAATACCGTCAATCGCGTTCCATCGCTTTGCAACAAACGTAGCAGCCGCGAAGTTACCCGCTGGGCTTGCAGTAATAGCAGCAGCGTCCGTGTCTCCGAACCAAATAAAACGGTGCATTGCCTCGAAAATCTCATCCTGATAACGCTCGATGAAGAAGTCAGCAAATTCAGTAGTTGTCAAATCTGCCTTTTCAAGTCCGTTACGTGTTGCGTAAATGAAGAACGTATCCAAAAGGTCAGTCCAACATTCTGAGAATCGGTCGTCAATGTAAACAGGATTCCAAAACTTCTCAGTATTGGTAATTCCAGCCGTGTTCTCAACAGGTGCGCATTGCGAAGTGTCAGAAGCTTGTCCAACAAGTCCGTTCAAACGACCAAGAAACGCAATCTGTTTCTTCGCTTTGATACCCGTATAAGGTGTTAATACTTCGGTCAACGCTGGTTTAGCGAAAACCTCCTCCATGATAGCCTCGCTTATTGCGCGAACCTCTTCACCATTGAAGGTTAAATCTGATGGGTTGATAATGTTAGCCATATCTTATTTTTTTGCTTTTTGTCTTTTTTGTTTTCTTGCTTCTTTGATAGCCTTGTAAGAATCTTTCTCGTCCTTACTCTCTTCGCTGGCTTTCTTTTTGAATGATGGTTTAGCCGCCTTGGGTTTGTACGTTGACTGCATTTTTGCCAACTTGGCAACCTCTTCTTTCACCTCGTTCAGAATCTGTTCGTTCTCTTCAATCTGAACCTCTCTCTCTTCGAGCTTTGCTTTTAGCTCTTCGTTCTCTTTTTTCAAGGCTTCCATTTCATCCTCTTCACCGCTTGCAATAGATGTAACAACACCTTCACCGTCAACGGTAACTGACGTACCATCTTCTAGCGTGTAAGTACCTTCATTTAGTGGTTCACCATCAAGCATCAACACCTGACCTTCGGCTAGTTCTGAATCACCTTCTGTTTCTACAATATCTCCATTGTCCAGCGTGTAGGCTAACGCTTTTTTGTTCATTCCCAACTTGTCGAGAATAGTTGTTAGAAGGGTTTTTTGCTCCTTCAATTCGTCTTTAACTTCTGACATATCTGTTTTTTTTGATTGTTTTGGTTTGAATAGTGCAACGGCTTTCAATGGTTCGCTGATTGTTCCAACGAATCCAAGTCCTTTGGCTTCTTCTGCTGTGAACTCGGTTTCATTATCCATCTTGTTAATGATGTCCTCTAAGTCGTGACCTGTCTGTTCAGCATAGAACTTTGCTAACTTTTCCTCTTCTTTTTTGAGGTCATCTGCATACTTGGCAACTTCTTTAGCATCACCCATAAGACCGCCCCACGGATTATGTATAAACGTCTTAGCGTTTGGAAGTGAACGTCTGTTCTCTTTTTTAGCCGCCAAATAAGGAACGGTTGCAATTGAACCGACCATACCTTCGTTAATGGTAATCAGTTCTTTTCCCGTTGCTAATAGTGCATCATGGATAGCCCATCCTTCGTTAACATCTCCACCCCTTGAATGAATATGAACAACTAAAGTATCTGCATTTTTAGCAGCATTGATCTGTTCAGTAACGGACTTAAGCGAAACAGCACCCACAGGCGCGTCCGCATGATTGTAAATGTCTCCGTAAATGAAAATGTTTCCTTCCATCGCATACAAATTTACTTTGACATTTCCTATCTTTAACGAAAGAAAATTTTCGCAATGAAAAAGACAGTCCATATTATTGGGTTAGGCGATACCGCTAAACAGTTCAAACCCGATGGAAATACGACTATCGGTGTTAACGATGTCAAAGTGACCGTCCGCAAGTGTTCAAGCTTCGCAGATACACGGATATTTGCAACCTTAGACCAAAGGCGTTCTTCACTCACTTAGATGAATGGAAGGAGCAGAAAGGGTTTATCAGAATCAATCTAAAGAACATCAACGCTCACAACGGACGCTGGAAGGACTTCATACCATCATCGAATAACTCGCCCTTTGTTGCCTGTGGTGTTGCGTTTCACTTTCTTGGAGCGAATGAAATAAAACTTTGGGGTGTTGACTTTAACGACCATCCGAATATCAAAGAAGAACTTCGTGAACAGGCTATTAGAGATTATGCGTTACTGAATAGAAAACTCAACGGAATGATAAAAGCTCATCCTGATAGTTATTTGTTTGGTAGGATTTAAAAAATGTTTTTTATATTTGCTGTCAGATAATCCAATCAGTTGGTGGACTGATTCAAGCGATACCATTAGAACCCTTGAGAAGTGCCACCACACTTTGAGAGGGTTTTTTATTAGTGGTTAATGTAATCCACATTTTTAACAAACATTGGAGGTAAGAACAAATCCGCAGGCAACCTTATTGGTTGTCAATCGCTGTTAAATGATGGAAACGCGCTTTCTAAAGACTTGCTACGCGCCATCAGCCAAAACTAATTCCTATGAACTCAACGGAAGCAGAATGGTCAGGTAAGTCTAACTCTCTTTAGGGGGTAGGGGGTTAGACTTGCTTGTGCTGACCTTCACAAACCTTGAATCTAACAAAAGCA